CAAAGAATGCTACAGCCTTACCAGCATTAGCCGCACCTTTAAGCCTATCAATTGTGTGCTTGATCATTGACTTCTCCTCTTCTGACTGTGGTCTCTTAGGAAACATCATAGCAAATGAAGGAAAGACACTATTTTGAATGTTACTCTTTGCAAAGTAGCTCAACTCACCACTAAGGAAAGCAAAATTTAGAGCACTGGTGTACTGTGGCAAAGGATACCATTCTTGTCCTAGTGTCATAATCTCGTACACATACAATTGCTCTAGGTCACTATTAGTAGGATGGTATTTTTTTATAGATGTTACGTCAATTCTAGCTGACCAGTCATCACATAAAAAGTAAGTTTGTTTATCTCTAGCGATTCTTACCTTCTCAGGTGACACATTGTAAATCTTGTACAGTTCTCTCTTAGCATTGTAGCACAGCTTGAAGTAGACTCTGTGATGCACAGTCAACTGCTGAGCAATAGCTCTCTCTACTTTTCCTAACTTAATTTTCTTTTCAAATGTGTACAGCTTTAACTTGTCCTCATTAGTCATTCCTTCACTCTTGAGGGTATAGCCCCCACCTACTACTGAGTTGGTCTTAAAGTCAACTATTGCTCCATGAAGTGGTGATGTGTAGTAGAGCTGATTAAGTAGCTCAGGAAACATGTTATCCTGACCAAATGGAATGTATCCAGCTATCTGATATCTACCATTGACATAAGGTAGTGACAAGTTAGCATCACCTACTCTACCAAATGGTGTAGAGAAAGACTGATAGCCTTCTACTACTTCTGTTGTTGTCTGAGGCTTAGTGCCTATGAATCTGTTATACCAAGCCATTAGTCATAAATTGAATTAATAATTGGACCAGCCACTACAAGCCTTCCCTCTTCAATCATGTTCAATCCAATTGGATCTAATGTAGGAGTAGAGCTTTCATAGACCTTATATCTGTACTGACCTTTAATAAAGTCAATGTCGATAGGGTCTTCAATAGTGAATAGGTTAAATCTTGAGGGCCACAATGAAGTATCAGCACCTTGCCAGTATATTGGGTTGGGTGTTGTGTTAAACTCATCCTCGAACTCAAATAAATAGTAAGCATTTGATAGTGTTGTGACCTCAGTTAAGGTCAATACAAAGCTATTAGTTGAATCTTTCTCAAGATATATCATACCTATATTGTATGACCCTAAATTTTTAATTAAAAAAAAAGCCTTACATTTCTGCAAGGCCTCTTTATCTATGGATAAGAATAGATTATGGAGCTGGTGTAATTAAAGCAGTCACTACTGACTCTTCAATTTGGTAAGCTAAAAATTCATTCTCTGCAAGCAAGGTAATGGAATATTTAGAACCATCAGCTCTAGCTGTTCCTGAGCCTTCACCAGTAGCAGTCAACTGCAAGTATGGGAAAAACCAATACAAGCCATTAGCATCTTGAACAATGCCACTTAAGTATTGTTGACCTGAGCCTAACACCTTGATTGCACTAGACTTGATTGACTCACGTCTGTGAAACATCAAGTTAATAGTCTGAGTAACAAATGAAGAGCCATTGATTAAGTCAATGTTTGACTCCTCTGTGTAGCTTGAAGTGTTACGTCTGAATTCAAACTCAATAAATGGATCAGCTCCACCTACTAAGTCTAAGGCATCAATTAGGTAGTCATCAGCTGGGTCAACTGACAATGTAGTCATGTCAACATTATCTTGTTGATTGACGAAAAATTTATAAATACCACCAGTGTTGTTGTCACAACTCTTAAGGATGGTTTGGAGTGCATCACATGCCATTTTATTTATGTTTTAAAGTTAAAAAATAGGGAGGCATTGCTACCTCCCTTTTATATCTTAGATGTAAAATGCATTGTATAACACTATCTCAGAAGGGTTAGTGTAGTGAAAACCAGCCTTCATGTTAGCACGAGTTCTTAAGTAAGGCTCAGCTACAGTGTCAGACAAGTTTACAGCTCTTAATGCTTTTGAATCTCCCTCAGCATCAAATGCATAGATAAGATTTGTTCTCAAAGTCAATAAGATAGTGTTGTCAGGCATACCTTCACATACTACTACATTGATTCCTAAGAAAGTCAAGCCTAATGGTAAAGTCACATAAGTTTGTGTGTTACCTTGTGCCGCTTTCAACTCGTATGCATTAGCTACATTTGTTGAAACATACAATCTTAAGTCTGCTTTCTTACGTGAAATTGTACTAGGAGCAGCGTTAACAACTGACTCTAATACAGTCAATACATTTGCAGTAGTGATAGCACCATCGTATAAACCGATAATATCAGTATCATAGAACATTGGAAACAAGTATCCAGTACATAAAGACAATAAAGAATCCTCAGATGCAGTGTTACCTTGCCATCTTAACAACTCTAAATCTTGACCAATAACATTAGCCATTTCATTCCAGTAGTAAGACATAAATGATGCAACTGTGAAATCACCATTTGAGCCTTGAGACATTTGCAATGCTAAGAAAGACTGCTCTAAGTCAAATTGACAAAGTTGAGCCATAGCTGATAAAGCACATACATCAATGTCAATTGCATCCAATGTATCTGTAGGAGCTGTAAAGTTACAAGTTGATTCTTTCAATAAAGAGCCAAAAGTAACATTTGCTAATTTAGTCTTGCTCTTGATACCTGGTAAAGTTCTGAAGTTGTTAGCAATATCAGGACTTGATAAGTATGCTTTTGAATAAAACTCATCTGGGTTTGCACACAAAAGTGCATTTGTTTCGATGTCTAGGTCGAATTTTAGGTTACGTGTCATTTTATTTTGATTTTGAAAATTTTACAAATTCTTTAAATTTTTCGTGAGCAGTCAATGCTACACTAGCTACTTCCTCTTCAGTATCAACTGCAATACCTTCCTCAATTTGATTTTTTAAGGCTGCAATCATTGAGATAACTGAATTCATGTGCTCCTCTAATAAAGGTCTCACAATAGCAATAATAGCCTCAGCATCTACAGCTGGGTCAATAGCCATAGCTACCTCTTCTGTTTCAGCTTCTTCTGTAGCTTGAGCCTCAGCATCAGCTACTTCTTCTTCTACAGCTGGGTCTGCTGATAACTCAGCCTCCATCTCTGTAGGTAAATCTTTAATCTCAACAACTTCTCCGTCAGCTATGACATAGATTTTGTCTCCGATTACATGCTCTCCGTCAGGTAATTTCATAGTATTTAATTTAATTTGTTCCGATAATTTCATACCTAAGAAGCCTTCTATAGAATATCCAATTTGACCAGACTCTACAAGCTCATCATAATAAGCTCTGTCTGTCACTTGACTTGTTAGCATCAACGTTCCTTTAGGAGCTTCAATGCCGTAAGTTGTGAATGCTTTGTCAGTAGTTGGGTTGTCTACTATCCAAGCCTCTAAGATGTAAGCTGGGACTTTTTTAGTAGTGTCATGCTCTAAGTTAAAGATGTCTTTGTTCTGTAGATTCTGCATGAATTTAGAATGGATCTGTTCAATCACCTCAGCTGAGAATTGAACGTCATACTCTTCACCGTCCTCATCTTTTCTGTAGATGTTCATTGGAATCATTGCTGGTGCAACAACTCTCATCTTAACATCATCCTTGAACGTCATAGCTACATGAGAATTGAAAGCCATACCTTTAACCTTAATAGCAGGCTTAGAAGTAAAAGCAATCATTTCTATGCCTAAGTTTTCACCATCAGCATACTCATCCTCAATTGTAATTTTATAGACTGGTCTATCCATGCCTATATTGTAAAAAGTATTATATTTGTTAAAAATTAAAATCTATGGTGAATATATTAGGCTTTGAAGTACCTAACCAACTGAATGAGTTAACGGTACAGCAATTTGAAACAATCACAACTATCCATGCTGACCCTGAGCTAGATGCTATTGACAAGCATTTGCAAGTGTTTGAATTCTTAGGAGTGCCCACAATCAAATGGGATGATGTGGAGATTGAAGAGTTTAAAGAAATAGTAAAATCTTTCAATGACGTGATTGGTAAGCCTGAGCTAGTGAGCTCACTTGAGATTGATGGCTATACTTATACTGCATTTGAGGAGAAGTTCAAGCTATCTGTAAAAGACACTAAGCACATTGAGAAGATTATGCACTCAAAACATAAAGGCTATATCTCTGAGTTGTTAGCTGTTCTATTCAAACGAAATGACTTGACAAAAGTAGAGCACTACTCAGATGCACACATTAAGCTGAAAGCAAAGTTAATCAGAGAATTGAAAGCAGAAATAGCTGTGCCATACCTAGTAGAGATTGGTCAGAAATTATCTAAACACATACCTAGTAGAGATTGGTCAGAAATTATCTAAACACATACCTAAGGATGCACCTACCGAAATCTTGGAGTGAGATAGATGTATTGCAGTTCAAAGAGATTAGAGAGCTGTACACTATACCTGAGGTGTTCAATAGAGAGATTGAGATTCTTGCTATACTAGCTGATGTCAGTTCAGAAGAGCTTGAAGACCTTGATATTGAGGAAGTGACTGCTATGATTAGTGAGATTAAATTCGTTAACTCAGAGCCATCTAAGCAATACAAGCACCAACTTGATGACTATCACTTTAAACCACTAGATAAGTTGACAATTGGTGAGTACATTGACCTTGAACACTACTTCTCAAAGGACTATAATCAAAATATTGGTCACATTGCATCTATTTTTTATAGGCAAAAGTCTATCAATGAATGGGGTGTTACTGTCTTTGAGCCTTATGACTTCTCTCCTAGAGTTAGATATGAGCTATTTGAAAACTACTGCATCAATGACATCTATGGAATTGTGCCTGAGTTCATAGCTTTTAGGGAAAACTTTATGAATACCTATGGCAATCTATTCCATGATGATAATGGAGAAGATGATGAGGATGAAAGACCTACCAACTCTCAAGAGTCCAAAGACTTACAGCTCAAAAAGAGTGAGATTAAGTGGGGATGGGAGAGGCTAATCTACTCCCTATGCAATGAAGACTTGACTAAATTTGATGATGTCACCAACTTACCACTAATCATGACCTTCAATATGTTAGCCATGAAGAAGGAATTAAACATCTAATGGATAACCTACTTTAAACCCTTCAGGCGGATCAAGAGCTTCAAATGTGTATGTGATTCTTTGATTCTTCTCAAGTATCTCAGCCACTTTCAACATTGGGTAACGCTTAGTTAACCATTCTGTGTACTGAGAGTATATTTCAGCTGTTATTCCTGAGTTATTGAGCTCATTTGTAAAAGTGTTAACATAGTCTCTAGGAGTGATGACACCACCATTCCACAAGAAAGCACCATTATTAAGGAAAATAAAGTAGTACATTGCTACTATCTGTATCTCTAACTTTTCAAAGCTAGTGATTTTAGCATTTATTCTTATTGACTCTACCAATGTACCTTGACCATCTACTATGTCATTCCTAAGAATTCTCTTAAGTATGTTAGCCATCCTTCTTCTAGTAGGATAGAGCACATTGAATTCTCCGTTTTTTGCGTATGCCATTAGATTTCAAATTGTTTTAACCAATTATTCACCATACCCTCAACCTCTTCATCTTCCCACGTACCTACATAAGGCATATCCTCAGCACGAACGCCAAATGAAGCGGTATCTGTTGTTAGTAAAACATCAACTGCTAAAAGTTGGTCAATTGCCTTATCACTAATTGTATTAAGGTTAATTGTAATTGTAGGATTCTCAATGCCTACATTGAATTGTGTGAATTTATATGTCATGATAGTGTTGTTCCTGTTACTGTGAATACTCTACAAGGTATATATCTATAATTAACAATTGTAGTTTTTAAAGCATTATTAAATGTACTTGACACAATTCCATTACATCTAATTGCTTGAGTACTTGAGCCAGTTCCCGTCCAATAATTAGTGCTTGTTGAAGTTAAATTAAAGGGAGAATAATTTAATAATCCTGCGAAATTACCCCAGTACAATATTGAAAAAAACTCACCCGCATTTGGTAATCTCCAACCTGTTGTAAAACTTCCAATGCTTACTGCTAAAGCTCCATCAATTGAATTATCCCAATTTATGTCAACTCCATTAGTTGTACGTCTCCAGCCTAATACTGTTGCTCCATCATAAGTTGACCAATCGATTACAATATTGTTTGTGTATGTTGTACCACCTAATTCATCTGTAAATCTATTCGTGTTTCCAAATGGATTATTTCCAGCAAGTGTTGTGAAATCTGTTGTTCTGCCAGCTTCAATATCACCATCATCACCAGTTCTATAAGAAGTTGTTTGCCCTGTTTTCATTAACTTAGCTGTCGCCCCAGTAGCAAGAGCTGCACCCGCTTTTATGTAAGTACTCATAACCTTGTTGTGTTTAAATTCACTACTCCTGCTGTATTCAAAGTTACTGTAATTTTTGCTCCAGTTGCTATTGAAACTCCAAACGTATAAGCTGAATTATTCACTAAAATAGTTGTCGTTGGTGAATTTGTTATCGCTGTAACTGAATCAATTTGAAAAGTATACATTGCGTAAAAATCAACTGTTAAAGCGTTAATACATTCAACTGTTATTTTTGGATTTGTAAAATCTGTTTTTTGTGCGTCTGTTTGGTATCTTTTGTTTGAACTATCTGCAATATCTGCCGTTGTTGCATCTGCTCCAGCTGTGACCAACCCTTTTGCATCGTAAGTAATTTTGGTCTTTGTTGCTCCTGTAATTGCTGTATTTGATGCCACCTTACCATTAAATGTAGTCCAATCAGCTGAGCTCAATGCACCTCTATTAGTACCTGATGCTGTAGGTAGATTGAATGTGTGAGTAGATGTAGCTGAACTGATTGCAAAGTCAGTGCCACTTGTACCTACTGCTAAGTTCTGCACCTGAGCAGTTAAGCCATTCAATGCTGTTAAGCCAGTTGAGAAGGTAGTTATTATCTGACTAAGATGATTGTCTTCTGTGTGAAGTGTTATTGTTCTACCACTATGAGTGACATAGATTCTCACAGCTAATCTATCAGTCAATGCTAGTGTAGTCTGTGGTACTGCTACTGCTGTTAGATACAAGTCTATTGCTGTGCCTCCAGTGATGCCTTCAGGATTGGTTGAGTTAGATGCTATCAATGTCAATGTAGCACCATCCCATTTGTAGAGCTCTACATAAAATGAAGGTGTGCCACCAGAACTAGATGCACTAAAATAAGTTTCAAAGTTCCAATTTCCAGCTGGTATCTCTAATTGATTAGGATCATTAGCATCTGTAATGAATGACTGAATATATCCATTAGCATTGATAGTGAAGTCTGTGCCAGCTCCTATAACTGGTGTCTTATTTATTTCTTTCATTGCAACACCACCAAATGTACCCTGACTTACTGATCCATTAAGGTAATAACTTACAGATGCACCACCACCGCTTGATGTTGGAAAGTTAGCAAGCTGACCATCACCTCTGATATATTGTGTTGCAACCCCAGCACCAGCAACTGCTAATGTGCCTGATGTTGTTACTGGATTACCAGTCACTATAAATGCTGATGGCATAGTCAAGTCAACACTTGTAACTGTGCCACTTGTTAAGTCAGCTGTAGTTGCTATTGTGTAGCTACCAGTTGCTTTGTCAGGAAACTCAAGGACAACACCAGGATTCGTTACATTTGTATTTTGCAATGAGCTTTCTTCTGCTCCAGTTTTCAGAGCTAATACTCCAGTGTCAATCAATGTTGCGTAAGTGTCTGCAAGAGTATTCTCAGTCTTAATATCTATTCCAGTAACTGTAGTAGCTTCATTAACTCCTGAAGTTATTGTGATTGAATTAGTAGTAATAGCTCCTATGTCAGTAACTTGCTGTAAGTCCTGACTACCACCACCGCCCCCAGCATTGATGATTTCTTGACCAGTAATTGACTTAGTGATGTAACCAGTGCCACTCAACTCACTAATCTCTAGTAAGTCTGTAGCTTGTAAGTTAGCTCCCTTAGGAGTCATCTGTGATATCTTCTGTCTACGTGCCATAACTATATTGTATTGAGTTGAGAAATTAGTTATAAGATAGGATTGACTTCAAACGCTTCAAAGTCTAAACCACTTGTACCTAAATTTACGACATCGTATGTTCCAAATGGACATTCGGTATCTTCTGTTAAAAATGCAACTTCTTCTGTTCCGCCATCTAAGTCATAAATAAATATCCAAGATAAATTACCTAAATTATTATAACCCCAATAAATAGTAAATACTAATCCATCAATAGTGATGTAATATTGATTTTTACCTCCTGAAGTGGTGCTACTCTCCACCTCCACCGTTACAGGCTCTTCACCTACTAAAGTGTAAGTAACTGATATAGTGTCACAACCTACCTCTAATGGCAACTTAAGAGGGACTTGACAGTTAGTCCAGTTGCTGATGTCAACATCTAAATTCATTACCCATCCAGCCGCATAGTCTAGCAGTTGGTTGTTCAATGGAGTGATTGAAGGTGAGCCTACTATGTCAAAAGAATAATCATTGCTAAAATTAAAATAGTTGATTAAATCTACTAGAATTTGGTGACAGTCTGAGAGAATAACTGTGATGTTAGCTCTATCCTTCTGAATGATATCTAAGCAATACACCTCTAAGCTGATAGTGTTCACATCCATTGTAGTAGATGCTACAATTGGAGTGATAAATACTAAGGGATACCTCTCATCCTTAGTAGCGAAGTTAGGAAGTTGCTCATTGAAGTCACTACCTACCTTCTTAACTTGTAGATGGTCATTATAGAATGCTTCAATTTTGTTGATTAGGGCTTGATAGCTTGTCATAATTCTGCGTTTCTTTGGATTCGATTAACTCTATTCTGTGTGCTTGTCATTTCAGTCTCACTTACTACAGCTGTGACTGTAAAGTTAGGTGTTGATTGGTTGCTATTTTGATTCTCTCCACCAACATTGTTCAAGTTGTTATTGCTACCAAACATGTTAGGTGTTGCCATCTGTCCAGTGCTAGATGGAGGAGGAGTGTTGCCTGGAGGACTTGGAGCATTACCTCCACCCTCAAAAGATGTGGATGCTATAGCTGAGATAGATGCAGCAGTAGCCGCTATAGATGCCGCTATTCTTATACCAGATGCAATACCTAGTGTGAAGTCAGGTACTGATAAGATAGCTAAGATAGCTTGAGCTCCATTGATTGCAGCCATTGCTAAGTTCATTTTCTTTTGTTGCTCAAATTGTTGCTTAAGGATAGCCTCTTCTTGCTTGCTACCTTTCTCAACATTTTTCAACTTATTTCTATTGCTGATTTCTTGCATGCTTGTGATAGCTCCTAGTGCTTCTTTTGCAGTGTCAAATCCTTCATTGATGTTACTTAAGGTCTTAGCCTGAGCCTCAGCTTCTATCTCTTCAATCTTCTTAGCTGTTTCCTCTTCTGCTGTGATTTTAGCTTGTCTGAACTTCTCTCTGATAGCTTCTTTTTCGGCCTCTGACAAATCAAGTGCAGCAAGTTCAGCTATTCTCTGAGCATCCATTGCTGTAAGTTGTTGAGCTAAAAATTCATTGTTAAGTCTTATCTCCTCATCTTTATCTCCTTTAAATCTCTCAAGCTCAAATGCTGAATTTGACAACTTAGTCTCTCTAACTAATTGAGCCGATGCAAGTATCTTGGCATTCTTGTCATTTTCAATAGCTGTTATTTGAACAGACACAGCCTTAGTGTCCTCAACTGCTTTAGTGTTGATTTCTTTAATTTGTTGCTCAGTTAAATCTTTTCCAGATACAGCTTGTTTTCTTTCCTCTTCTATTAAAGTTTTTTGTAATTCAAGTTTTTTGATAGCATCTTGCTCCTCTAACATCAAGGTCTTAATTCTTGACACAGCATCTTTATCAGCTATCGCTATCTTATCAGCTTCAAGCTGGTCAGTAGCTATCTTTATCTGAGCATTTATTGCTGAGACTGCTGTAGCTCTCTCCATCTCAGTTGCAAAGATTTTAGTTTTTTTGATGTTTAACTTTTCAATCTCCTTAGATTCCTTGACCATTTGGTCAATTTTCATTTGGTCAATATCTAGCTTTGTCTTACCATCAATGACAGCTTTGTCCAGGTCAATTTTGAACTGAGCACGCATTGTTTTCAAATGCTTATCTTGTTCAGATTCTATCTTGGAATTGGCTGCCTTAGCATCATCTACTCTCTTTTTATTTGATGCAGTAGTGATATCAGTTCTTTGCTGTTCAAAATCTTTTTGAGTTGCTAAAATTAACTCATCAATTTTGATAACTGTTTTCCAATCTTGTGACCTTGAGGCTTCTCTTCTTTGTGTTTTCAACTTCGATATAGCCTCAGTCTCTTGAATCTTAAGCATAGCCTTAGACCTTTCAGTCTCATTCTTGATTGATTTAGCATTCAACATTTCAATCTGCTTGTCAATGTCAAGAGCTAACTTCTTTTTGTTAGCAGCATTTTGAATTGCTAACTGGTTAATCTTATTGATAGCATCAGCTTCTTGATTCTTTAACTCTCTGAATCTTTTAGTTTGCTCCTCATCCATATCAGCAAGCTCACCCATTGCTTTGATATCTTTCTTCCTCCAGTATTGTTTTCTTTGCTCCTCTTCAATCTGTAGCTCCTCTAATGTAGCAAATCTATCAATCTCTACTCCTAGTTGATTCTCTACAGCTGTTATCTCTTCATTATTTAAGTCTTTGGTTACATTGTACAAACCTATTCTTGCAGCCATTTCAGCTTCAATAGATTTGATATTTGACTCAGATGCCGCCTTTATTGTCTCAGCGTTCTTCTCTGCTGCATTGTCAGTTAATCCTAACCAATCAGTAAGAGCTTCAAAGCCAGCAATAAGTGCATTAATAGGAGCCATTAAGAAGTCTAGAACTTTTTGAAGTACCCCAATTTTATTCAAGAATATAGCTACTGCTGCGACAATAGCAACTATCACACCTACCAATAAGAATATAGGGTTAGCAAGTATCTGTACTCCTAACTTTACAAATGCTCCACCCATTGTCTTTATCACACCAGTGAAGGCTTTAAATCCAGCTGATATCTCTTTTGGATTGACGTTCCCTAATGCACTAGCAAAGACTTGAGCTTTCTGTTGAGCCTCTGCAAAGTCTAATGATAACAATGAGTCCTTGATACCACCTAATGAGTTACTCACTTGCTCAAATTTAGAGCCAGTAGCAAAGTTATTCACAGCCTCATTTGCATCTGCTAACTTATCTTTCAGCTCACCAGCTCTTTGTGATAGCTTGGCAATTGACTCAGGATCTGTAGCGTCTGCAATAGCACCTTTTAACTCTCTTAACTCAGCTTTGATGGCTCCAATGCCAGTTATCTTTAATGGTATTTCAACTTCATTCATAAACTCTAATTTCTATTGTATTGTAAGACATTGCTCCATCTATAGACGTGGCAGTTAAATCATAGGTGTTAATTCTTACATTGTCAATTGTACCCCATAAAAATTCAGTTATAAAAACAGATGCCAATGTATTGTTAAGTGACAAATAAACTTTATCTTGATTAAGGAAAGCTCCTAATAAGTCACCAGAATAAAGACCTAATCCTACCCTTGTCCACACTATGTCACCTATTGTGTTCTCAAGTACTGTGACCGTTGGGTCTGCTGTGCCAGTCTGACTGATTGTAGCTACATACTTCTTGTAAGGCACTACAACATCTCCATTGATAGTACCAGTGACTGTCAGGTTATTTATAACCATACCACTCTCAGTCAATGTCTGACCATCACCTACTATAATGCCTTTTGTACCAGCTGTCACTACATTACCCTTTCCAAATACTTGAGCATTCGCACCTGGTAAGATGACATTGTTGTTGAATGTAGCTCTACCTATCAATGCGTCTACACCTACACCTACCATGATGTCACCAAATGTCCTACCTAAACCAGTTCTAAATGGTGCTAGGTCTATCTCAGTGTCAATACTGATTAACTCAACTTTAGTCAGCTGTCTTTGGTTACCATTGTAATCTTGAATTTTGTTAATATTCCACCAGGAGTTATCAATGTATATCTTATCATTCAGCTTAAGTGATTGGATGTCTAACTCAGTCAAGTCAAACATAGCTATCAACATCTTGCCTACATTGATCTGATTGACTGTCCTTCTCCAATAGAGATTGTATAGATTATTAGCTGTCAATGATAATGGCTCATAGAAGTAAAAGTCATTGGTCCCGAAATTGATATCAAAGCTAGGAGTCAAAGCATTGTCAAAGTGTCCTAGCATTGGATAATCAGTCAATCCAAACTCTCCAGTAGTACCAAAGTCTAAGATATCAAATGGCTGACATGACTGTACACCACCATCATACAAAATTCGGATGTTAGTGTTAGGAGCTGAGCCAACTATAGATGGTACATAAGCACCAAATGAAGTAAGTGTAACTGGTGTAGGTGAGAATATTAACTCTTGAGTAGCAACATCTTTCACATACTCATTATCAAAAGTATACTCAAGCTGTCCATAAATCTCTCTAGTAGCTTGTTCATACATTGTGTTAAACTCATCAGTGTCAGGAGCATAAGTTAATTTGAGCTTCTTGTTAGTCAAGTCAGGAAGGAATATAAGCTGTTGGTCTTTATCCTTAGCTAGCTTTCTACTCCAGTCCTTCTCAGCACCTGAGTCATAGTATTCGTCTCTGTGTCTTAAGATTAGATTGTAAGGATTGTTAACATCTTGCTCAACATACAAGTTGTACATCTGTAGGATGGACTTAACAAAGTCTGACTGCTTTATCTCTTTTGGTACGTATTGGTTGATGTTAAGTGTTGAGCCAGTTACTTCAATGTTATTGCTAGGTAAGATTGACATGTTTATTGATGTCAAGTCTAGGACCACGTTAACTGGTGCTAATGTAGGAGTACCAGCAAATGTGTACCATAAAGTGTTGTAAGGTAATTGCGTATCATTAGTGAAACTATACACAGGGAAAATCTCAACACCTATTTCAAGAATCTGAATGTCACTTGATGATATACCTAATATTACACCATTAACTACTGCTGGTATAGTCAAGGTGTCTGAGAAATTAAGAATAGTAGTATTACCATTTGGTAGTGGTGAGCCAGTAAAATAATTAACAATAACACTTGAGCCATACACAATAACAGCATTTGTATTAACACCTACTTGTACTCTTGCAAATACTCTATATTTTTTATAACCAAAATCTATTGATGTTTGTGTTCTCAATCTAGCATTACCTCCACTTGTATTCTCTAAGATTATTGATCCACCAATTGTTAAACCATAAGAGTAATTTTCACCAGCCAAAGCATTAGTGCTAAATGGTGTTGAATACTCTCCAATACTAGGGTCAAAGATATTCTGTGCATCTGTAACCTCTGACCATCCTGAGTCTATAAGCTCCTCAAATGTATTGTTATAGCCAGTAGGTTGCACGTAACTTGTGGTCCATGTGTTAGTAGCCTCTACTCTATAGTCAGCATAATCTTGGTCATTAGTGTCACCATTGTAAGGAATTAACAACTTATCAAATCTAGCTGAGGCTAT